TCGTTCATCCCTTAGGGGACGCAAGTAAGTCGCGGAACGGAGCGTTCATCCCATGATACATCTAGTCGGAATACTTGTAGCAGGTATTACTTGTGTGGACATTGCTGAAAAGCTTGACCGTGCAGACCGACATCCCGATCTTACACCTCAACAGAAGGCAGAGATCGTGGAATTATACAAGACACATCTGACTGAGGCAGTAGGTCTCACATGCGATTGGGACGCAAACGACTAAAGGAACGGGAACTCGGATCACCCGCAAGGGTTAAAGGAGAAACTTCACCAACTTTAGGAGAAACAAATGACTACTATCACATATCGTGGCGTCAAGTATGACGCTGAGCAGTACAAAGCAAAGGTACTAGCAGAAGCCGCACAGGCAAGAAACCATGAACTTATGTATCGTGGTATTAAGGTCGAAAAGAAACTAGCAGTGGTGTAGAAAGATGGAAGCACTACAGACTGTTAGTTTGGTAACTATTGGATCTGTTGTATTCATCTACTTCATCTACCAAGAAGTTCGCTTCCTCCATTTTTTAAAACATGGTGGCAGCGATGCGGTTAAAAGTTAAAATTGAATGGGACTACGGTCTACCAGAATACGATCCAGAAAAACATGACCCAGATAAAGTGTTTGCTTTACTGTGTTATAGAGGTGTTTCGTATGCCAAATGGGTTACACTAAACGTGTTTGGCACACCTTCTTGGTATCTAAAGAATCCAAGAAAGGGTGAAAAATAGTTATCATTCATACACATTTCTAAGGAGGGGTTGACACCCTCCTTTTTTTATGCCATTATATATCTGTGCCTGATCAGCACACTGGGAGTGACTGAATAATCTTTCTGGCATATGGCTGGATAAGGTGATACGACAGAGGTGGTGCTCGCTGCTAGGAATAGCAGAACTACTCAACCAAGTAGGTCGTAGGCAAGAACGTATTTACTCTGTAGTAATGCCCGTTCTTTGTTGGTATACAGTAACCCAACCTCCCTCCTTTTTTTCACGAAAATAAATAACTTTAACTATGAGGAGAGTCATGAAACTATTTTTGGACAGTAGCAATACCGAAGTAGTTTATGATGCAGTTGCAACTGGATTGATTGATGGTGTAACTACCAACCCCTCCCTGATGATGAAAGCAGGGAAAGATCCTAGGGATGTTATCCTTGAAATTTGTAACATGTTTGGATGGACAGCATCTGTTTCTGCAGAGGTCGTTGGATCTACAGCAGAAGAAATGCTAGACATGGCAGACGATTATATTGATATACATCCTAGTGTAACTATTAAATTGCCCCTCACACCAGAGGGTCTTAAGGCATGTAAAGAGTTGTCGGAGGATGGTATCTCCACTAACGTTACTCTTTGCTTCTCAGTCTCACAAGCAATTCTTGCTGCGAAAGCAGGTGCTACTTATGTGTCACCTTTCGTTGGTAGATTGAATGATAATTCTGTCTCAGGTGTTGAGTTGATCAGAGCAATCTCTGATGTATACTCTAGGCATTCTGTAAAGACACAAATCCTAGCAGCATCTATTAGGGATGTGCATCAGGTCGGTAGATGTTTTGGAGTTGGTGCAGATATCTGCACGATCCCTCCTGCCGTGTTTAACAAAATGTATAAGCATGTCTTGACCGATAAAGGTCTAGAGCAATTTGACAAGGACTGGCAAACCCTACAAGAAAATCTTAAACCATGAATTATCAAAAGGTAAAACTCATTGCACACAATCTTAAACTCCTCGCAGAGAGTTTGGAAGATGCTATCAAAGAAGATGTGGATGCATACAGACCTGTAGTCTCCGATCCACTAGTTAAGGAAGGTATGACGTATAGATACAATGGAGATGATGATGGTTACGCAGATTGAAACCGCAAAGTGCTAAAGCTAAAGGAAGAAACTTCCAGAAATGGGTAAGAGAAATGCTCATTGAGCATCGTGACGTCCACCCTGAGGACATTGAGTCTCGTAGTATGGGTGCAGGTGGCGAAGATCTTATCATGGCAAGAGCAGCAAGAGAAAAGTTTCCTTTCTCTATTGAATGTAAAAATGTAGAGAAACTTAACGTTTACGATGCATACGATCAAGCGTGTGCAAACGCAGGTGACCATACACCTGCTCTTTTTATGAAGAAAAATCGGAAGAAGGCACTAGTGGTGTTGGATGCCGAATGGTTTATTAAGAATTACAATCCTTGACAGATGGACAGAGACCATATATACTTACGAGAGTTACACTACCAAATCATGGCTCCCATCGAATTCGTAGACTCAGTTGAGTATCTTATCGATAAATTGCACTACCTTATTGAGGAAGGCAAGACCGAAGAAGCAGAGACGGTAGCAAAGCAGATCCGAGAGCTTGAAGAAGCATGATGGAATTCCCATTCCGAGTCCCGATCTGCACATACGAGATTGAAGACTGGGCGGAGAAGAAAGATACCATTAAATTACCAGACCCTACAGATAAACATCTGGATCAGGGTGTGGAAGTCTATACTGATTTCTTTGAGTGGGATCAGCAGGGTATCTTGCCACCATATGCTGACCAAGTGTTTGATGCAGCAGCATTACCGATAAATAAATTCAAGAAAAGTGGTTGCCTTGGTCGCAATCACATGATGGAGATCTCATCAATGTGGTTTGAGACTCAATTTGCATCACACAAACATCGTGTCCACAATCATGGCATGTATGGATGGTCATGTGTGCTATACTATGACTTCGATGAAAACATTCATCACCCTACTACTTTCTATTCACCCTTCCACGACTTCATCGATGGCAATTTAATGTCCTATGTGCCACCAGTCAAGGAAGGGTCTATTGTGTTCTTTCCTGCTGCACTGCACCATGAAGCACCACCGAATAGATCACCAGTTAAACGCACAATCATATCATTTAATATTAAAGGGCATGTAGACAAAACCAAAAAAGTAATATGAAGTTTTTTACAGGCGATGACTTTCAATTAAATTCAAACTTAACATTTACCAAAGAAGACGTAAACGGAAGACCGATTGTCTACGTTGATAACGTATATAAAAACCCAGACAGAGTGGTAGAGTATCTACAAAACTGTCCTATTATTTCACACAAACCACAAGATCCTCAGGCAGCAAATGGTGTTGAGTTTTTTGATGGTAGACAAGCAATTACAGAAGCATATGATCGACAATGGTTTGACATACACAGGGAAGCCTCCTCCTTACTAGGCATCCACCAGAATACATACTTCCAAGGAGGTTGCATGTTTAATATGACCATGCTAAACTCCTTACCAAAGGGTCATTGGTTTCCCCATACTGACCCCAACTGCATCAATGGACTAGTTTATCTCAACAAGTGTAACGATTATGGACCAGGCACATCTTTCTACAATTCCTTCGACTACAACGGAGGAGGTGAGCACTTCAACCCATGGTGTAATGATGCAGATGAGACCCACTGTATACTAGATCGATATAACTGTGCTGTCTTTTTCAATGGAGACATCTATCATTCCATGAGATTGGTAGGTAATACATTCATAGACAGACCACGGTTTACTGAGGTACATTTCCTCACCTATTGATTCAGTAGCTCAGTGGATAGAGCAACTGTCTTCTAAACAGTCGGTCGTTGGTTCGAATCCAACCTGAGTCGTTGGGGGCAACCCCATTGCCACAACAGAATAGGAGTCTACTTATGACTGTAGAAAAGCGTTTTGCCGATTGCTTGTCCATTCTCAGGTCAGCAGTCAATGGTGAAGTGGAATTGGATACCGAGTATCCATCTCTCTTCCAAGCATTATGTCGATTTTATGCCGACAAACGCCACGTCCATTTCTGGGGTATTGATGTTGAAGAAGATTATGCGATTTTAATTGACCACCTTAGTGATGATTTAGTTTATGGATGACGAGAGATACATTGTATACAGAGACATCTTCCCTAAGCATGTTGCAGTGCCTTGGGATGCAGTGTTGATGTATGTAAATGCAACTCTTAACGACCCTACAGGTTTTTGTCATTGTATTAGTGATGGAGGACCGCCTTCTTATATGTCAAAATGGCGAAGGGGGAGTGCTGCTCCTCCTTCTTTTACTATGGCAAGGAGAGAGTTTGAAGAGTGGGCAGGACACGAGTGTCAAAACATGGATGTCTATGTCTCATACTTTGCACCTGCTGATACATTCGGCAGGCATAATGATCAGGAGAATGTCCTTATTATTGGTGTCAAGGGTAGGACATCCTATCGATTTGATACTAACGCATGTGAAACATGCATGGCGGATATCGTCACAATTAATCCTGGCGATGCACTATACATACCTAAAGGGATGTATCATGAGGCATCCCCCAAATCTCCTAGAGCAATTTTTAGTTATAGAATAGATGCTAGATCCTGAGATCACAACCTATAAGAATAAGATCTGCACCAAAGATAGTGACTTCATTTGGGGTGCTACTATTTCTGATGATGCAGTCCAAGAGGTTGTAAACTTCTATAGGCATCAACAGTGGTTGCCTTATATTGAAGGTCAACTCATGGAAGCAGGAGAAGTAAAAACAAATAAAGAATTTAAAGATTCTCGTGACCTGCATGTCCCATTCCAAGCAGCAGTCATGCACCTAGAGAAGTATCTTGTTGAGTTGCAAGAAGTCCTAGAGAAATACATGGATAGATTTCCTTTCTGTGAGTTATCTAACTTCCGTATCAACGAGCCACTCTCTATACAATGGTATCCTAAGGGTGGTGGTTTTAAACTCTGGCATACAGAGAGATCAAACTGCCTACCAAGTAATGTTTATAGACACCTTGTCTTTATGACATACCTAAACGATGTCCCTGATGGTGGCACCGAGTGGTTTCATCAAGATAAGTATGTCCCCGCACAAAAAGGATACACAGTCATCTGGCCAGCAGATTGGACACACTTCCATAGAGGAAGGGTATCTGATACTAAGGAGAAGATGATTATCACAGGATGGTTTTCATTCCAATAAACAAATGTTAGACAGATCCGAATTACCTAGAGATCAAGCACATCTTGATTCGCAAAATGATAAGTGGAATAGAGGACTTGATCTCTTCATTGAGTCTCTCCACGAGCCAGACCCTAAACTTCGTGGGTGTGCTCACAATCAGAAATGTTTTAACGAGTTGATGTGGATCAGAGAGTATATGATTACACACGCTAACTCTCTTCGTAGGTGACAATTATATAACTGTCCTTAGTAGGTCACAGTCTTGGTGTGATAACGTTAGAATACATATAGATTCACACACACCATGAAGGTAAAAGTAATTCTCGACAGATTCCCATACCGTTTTGCCGAGTGTGGCACACTAGAGATCAACGGTATGCCTGACTATCGCATTCTCAAATACAACGAGATCACCAAGACTTATTACACCATGTATAAGCTTGACAACTCGATCCAGTTGGACTATTGTATCGAAGATCCCGAATACACTAAGTGGTTAGACCCTGATCCTGAGGTCGCTGCCTATGGTGGACGTAGGGATGTTGTTGTATCACCTTATCAAGGAGCATGATGGCTTACGCTAATGAATTTCACGATGCTGTCGCTGCAGCGAAGACTGCCTTTAAGTGGGCACTGGATAACGACGTCGATGACCAGACTACTGGTGAGTTGTGGCGACATTATCTTGGTTTGAAGACAATCGCAGAGACACAGAAACCTGTGGAAAGTTTCCACATTGATTTTGATAACTACCCAGTTGCTGCAGGGGAAGTGCCTATTCAAGGAGCAGCAGGTGCGGATGTCATCACATTTGGGGGTTGACAGAAATTTAATCTTTCCTATATAATTATGTAACATAACTTAACAAACGTTATTCATGACAATTACTACTGAATCAGGCGGAAGGCAAAACATGTTTGCAAAGGAACCACCTATGCAAGTAATGGACGTATCCGTGACTCACAACGAAAGAGCGGAATTACTTAACGGTCGTCTAGCAATGCTAGGGATTGTATCAGCAGTAATTTCATACGCATTCTCTGGAAGCATCTTCTTTTTTGGTGCCTTCGGAATCTAACAACCACTAACCTTATAGGAGCAAACTCATGACCCCAGAAGCAGAAAGATTTAATGGATGGGCAGCAATGCTTGGATTCGTAGCAGCAGTTGGTGCTTACACATTCACAGGACAAATCATTCCTGGTATCTTTTAATGACAAATACTAAATCAATC